CGAGCGGGCCATGGTCGTGGCGGCCTACCAGCCCCACGAGCGCGACGCTCGAGCTCGCGGCATCCCGCTGCTGGGCTCGGGCAAGGTCTTCCAGATCCCCCAGGAGACCTACGAGTGCGAGGCCTTCGAGATCCCCAGCCACTTCGCGATCCTTGGCGGGGTGGACTTCGGCTACGGGGACCACCCGTTTGCCGCTGTGCGGATCGCCTGGGACCGCGACTCGGACGTGGTCTACCTGACCCACTGCTACAAGGAGAAGGAGCCCGTCCCGGCGATTCACGCTTCTGCGCTGCGGAGTTGGGGCGAGGATGTCCGCTACGTCTGGCCGCATGACGGGAAGCGGGACTGGGGCGGGGCGGGTCCGGTGGCCGGCATCTACCGCAAGGAAGGCCTGCGGATGCTGAAGGACCACGCGACCTTCAAGCACGGCGGCATCTCGCCCGAGGAGGCCGTCCAAATCCTGATGTCCCGGATGCAGACAGGGCGGTTCAAGGCATTCGAGCACCTGGGGCAGTTTTTTGCCGAGGTGTCCCACTATCACCGCAAAGACGGGCTCCTGGTCAAGAAAAACGACGATTTGCTCTCAGCCCTGTACAAATGCTTGATGATGCTACGATCGGCGCGGGTGAGAGACCTCGGACGCAAGTTCGAGCCTCGGGTCCACTCGGATTTTGATCCTTTCGGGTGGAGCGAATAGATGGGCGCACTCACGGGGGACCAACCGCTTGGAATCCAGGGAGGCTTCCGGCCTTCCACGACCGGCGGCCGATCCCAGTTCAACAACCCCATCGGTGAGCCCACGCTTGAGGCCCGCCGCAAGTTGGCGATGATCCGGCAGGCCCAGTCCGGCCGCGGCGGGACACTTCTCACCAGCGGAGCGCTGGGCGACCTAGCCGTCGCGCAGCAGACGCTACTGGGGGGCTGATGGGCGCGGCCATCGGAACGCTTGCAACGCTCGCATCCGTAGGTCTCCAGATCGCCGATGCGTCCGGGGCCTTCGACGACTCGCCGCCCCGCAACCCCAGCGAGCCGGACCCGCGCGTGGCCGATCAGCGCCAGAAGCGCATCCGCGCCGCTCGCGCGGCCAAGGGCGCTAGCGGCACGGTGCTCACCTCTCTCGTCTCCGAACCCGCCCAGACCGCCCCGGCAACGCTGCTCGGGCAGGCTGGCGCGGACGCGGGCGGCTGATGCCCATCCTGGCCGAGCGCGCCAAGAAGATCCTGTCCTACCAGGAGTCGCTCGAGAGCGACCGCCACAACTGGGACAACCTCTGGCAAGAGGTCGCCGACCACTCGATCGGGCGCCGCGACTTCAAGACCGTCCGCGAGCCCGGCACCCAGCGGACCGTCCGCATCTACGACACCACCAGCAAGGACGCCAGCAACCTCCTGGCTGCGGCCCTCCATGCCCTGCTCACCAACCCGCAGAGCCGCTGGCACGATCTGCGCTTCGAGCGCGACGAGCTGAACGATCTCGAGGAGGCGGTGCTCTGGCTCGAACAGGCGAAGGAGCGGCTCGGGACCGGCTTCAACCGGCCAGGCAGTGGCTTCGCCACCCAGATCGCCGAGGTCTACCAGGACCTCGTGACCTTCGGGACCGCGGTACTCTTCGTGACCGACGACCCCGGCTTCGGCCCCCGCTTCTGTGCGCTCTCGCCGGCTGAAATCTACATCGACGTGGATCATCAGGGCCGCGTGAAGGCCGTCTTCCGGAAGTACAAGCTGAAGCACTGGCAAGCCGTGGACATGTTCGGCGAGGAGGACATCCCCAGCATCGCGGCGGCAGCGCAGAAGAACCCGAACAACGAGTCGGAGTTCATCCACCACGTCCGCAAGCGGGGCCTCCCGGTGCCCGGCCGCATCGATGCCGCCGGCATGCCGTGGGAGTCGATCTACCTCTCCACGAAGGAGAAGAAGATCGTCTCGGAAGGTGGCTTCCACGAGAACCCCTACCTCGTGGCGCGCTGGAGTGTCGACGCGGGCGAGATGTACGCGCGCTGCCCGGGGATCGACCACCTCCCCGACCAGAAGATGCTCAACGCCATCTGGCGCACCTTCATCCGGAACATCGAGAAGGCCGCCGACCCGCCGCTGCTGGTCGAGAGCGACGGCGTGATGCCCGGCAGCCAGATCAGCGTGACGCCCTCGGCTCAGATCGTCGTCCAGAGCGATGGCAACAGTGACCCGGTCCGCTACCTGGAGAGCAGCGCACAGCTCAACCTCTCGGCCGACCTCATCGAGACGCGCTCCAAGAAGATCGAGAAGGGCTTCCACTCCGAGATCATCCAGGCCTTCCAAGACCCGCGGATGACGGCGACCCAGGTGATCGAGTTGGCGAGGCTCGCTCAGCGGCAACTCTCGCCTGTGCTGGGCCGCATGGCCGAGGATCTGCTCAACCCGCTGATCGACCGGGTCTACGGGATTCTCTCGCGCCGCCGCGACTTCCCGCCCGCACCGGACTTCTTGCAGGGCCAGGATCTGCGCGTCGACTACGTCTCTCCGGTGGCCCGCGCACAGAAGGCCAGCGAGTCCCAGGCGATTCTCGACTCCTTCGCGGCGGCCCAGGCCATCGCCCAGGTCGACCCCTCGGTGATGGACAACGTGGATCTCGACGAGGCCATCCGGGCGATCTTCGATGGCAACGGCACCCCGGTGAAGGTGCTGCGGCCGAAGGCCGACGTGATCGAGATCCGCCGCGAGCAGGCACAGGTGATCGAGCAGGACCGGCAGGCGCAGGAGTTGCAGCAGACAGGTGAGACCGTCTCGAAGCTCTTGCCCGGCATCGCGAAGCTGCAAGAGGTGAACGCCGCGTGAGCGAGGCCGACCTCGACAACCTCGGATTCACCCCCGAGGAGCGCGCGGCTGCGCTCGCGGCATCGGACGAAGCCACGGAAATCCGCGAGCGGATCCGTGAGGACTACATCGCCACGTTCACCTCACCGGCCGGCGAGCGGGTCTTCCACGACCTCTACGTCAAGGGCCGGCAACTGGAGTCGACCTACTCGCAGGGGAAAGACCCGACCCACACGGCTTTTCTAGAGGGCCGCCGGAGCATGGTCGTGGACATTATGAAGACGCTGAAATTCGATGACTTCATGGTCATCGGCCGCCTGCGCGATCTCGCGCTCGCAAACAAGTAGGAGTCCCCTCAATGAGTTCAGAAACACCGCCCGTGGAAACCCCGGTAGAAACCCCTCCGGTCGAGACCCCGCCCGTCGTCGAGCCGCCCGCCGCGTCCTACGACTTCGCGAAGATGCGCGCGTCGCTGCCGGCCGAACTGCGCGACAACCCGATCCTCGACCCCTACAGCTCGGGCGAGACCCCGTCCGGCTTCGAGGGCCTGGTCCGCTCGCATGTCGACGTGCAGAAGCTCGTGGGCGGCGAGAAGGTCACGAAGCCCGGCAAGGACGCGACGCCCGAGGACATGGCCCGCTACTACAACGCGCTCGGCCGCCCCGAGACCGCGGAGGGCTATGACCTCGGCGACTTCGCGCCGCCGCAGGGGATGCCGTGGGATCCGAACCTCCAGACCAACATGGTCGAGGACATGCACGCCTCGGGGCTCTCCAACGAGCAGGTGAACGGCGTGATCCGCGCCTTCGCGAAGCACCAGGGAGAAGCGTGGATGCAGGCCCAGGTGGCTGTGGCACAGGGGCGAGAGGATTCCGAGAAGGCGCTGCGCGCCGAGCTCGGAGACGGCTATGACGGCGCCATCGAGATGGGTGGCCGGGCAGCCTTGGCAGGCTTCGGCCCGGAGTTGCTGAAGGAAGTCGAGAACATCCCGCTCGCAGACGGGACGCTGCTCGGCAACCACCCCGCCATGAACAAGGCCTTCATCGAAATCGGGAAGCAGATGGGCGAACACGGGATGTTCGCAGACAAGACCTCGACCGCTGGCGCGCTGATGTCGCCGGCCGAGGCGCAGGCCGAGCTGGAAATCATGGAGCACCCCGGCAGCGAGACCTCCAAGGCCATCGTCACCAAGAGCCACCCGGACCACAAGATCGTGAAGGCGAAGTGGCGGATGCTCAACGCCATCGCGAATCCCGAAACCCCGGCCGCTTGACGCGAGGACCGAAGTAGGCATAGATTCTCCGCGTACTCCTGGGGAGCCGCATAGGCGGTCCAGGTGCTCGCCCGAAAGCAGGGCCGGCCACACGCCGTCAAGGTGAGAACGAGTCCGCGTCGCACGCGGGTAGCTCTTCGCTGAAATCAACCGATTTCGGATGGAGGGCTATCCATTGAGTCTCGAAGTCACCACCGCATTTGTTCGGGAGTACAACGCCGGGGTAAGGCTGCTCCAGCAGCAGATCCCGAGTCGTCTCCGCGACGCCGTGATGCTCGACGCCGACGTAGAGGGCGACCGCGCATTCTTCGATCAGACCGACGCCACTGTGATGAACCTCGTCACCAACCGCCACGGCGACACGGAGTACACGGACACTCCGCATCGGCGCAGGATGGTCACGCTCGCCACCTACGAAGTCGCAGACCTCGTGGACCGGGCAGACCGCAGGCGGCTGCTGAACGACCCGATCAACGCGTACACCCGTTCGATGGCGGCAGCGGCCAACCGGCGGCTGGACGACATCATCATCACGGCCTTCGACGCCACGGCGTCCACGGGTGTCGCCGGAGCTGGCACCGCAGCGTTCGACACGACCAACTACCAGATCGCCACGGCGAGCGTGGATCTCACGATCCTGAAGCTCACCGAGTCGCGCGCGATTCTGGAGGCGGCCGAGAACGACGAGGACGACGGAGACAACCGTTGGAGCATCGTCACCGCCGCTGCCGGTCGCCAGAACCTGTTGGCCGACTCGGCCATCCAGTCGATCGACACGAACACCGTCCGCGCTCTCGTGAACGGTGCGATCGACACGTTCCTCGGCTTCGACTTCATCAAGAGCCAGCGCCTGTCGGTCTCGTCCGGAGACATCCGGTCCGACTTCGCGTGGGTGAAGCAGAGCATGACCCTCGCAGTGGGCCAGGAGCCGCGGAGCTTCATGGACGTGCTGCCGCAGAAGCGGCACTCGGTCCAGGTGCGCCACGAGCTCGACGCCGGGGCGACCCGGATGGACGAGAAGGGCGTGGTCGAAATCCTGAACGACCAGAGCCCGTGATCCCAAGCTGAGTTCGAGGCCGCCGGAGCGGAGATTCCGGCCGGCGGCCTTGGGCGCACTGACCGAAAGGGGACCAACCCCATGGCCGATTATTACAGCGAGCACTACACCACGACCGTCGGCGGGACCGCGATTCAGGATCCGCGCCCGAAGGTCGCACCGGGCCTCTCGCACGCGAAAGTCCGTTACAAGCGTGGCAGCGTCACCGTGGCGGCTGGCGTCACGGACAGCGAGCAGTGCCGCTTCTTCCCGCTGAAGACCGCCGACCGGCTGCTGTTCCTGTACTTCAGCAATCCCGGGCTCACCGGCACCACAATGACGGCCGACGCGGGTGTCTACAAGGAAGCCTCGGACGGCGGAGCGGTCATCGACCTCGATCTGTTCTGCGCCGCCGCCACGGTGCCGATGTCCGACCTCACGGCCGCCGCTGCCCATGTGGATCTGCTGATCCTCGGCGCGCTCGAGGACGAGGACCGGGGCAAGATGCTCTTCCAGATGGCCGACGAGGGCCTGGCGTCCACGGTCTACGACAACGACCCGCACGAGCAGTGGGATGTCGTCATCACCATGAACACCGAGACCGCGGTGACGGTGGGGGCCGAGCTGGTGCTGGAGGCCTGGTACACGTCGGAGTAAGCCATGGCATTGATCTATAGCGACCACTACACGGCGACGGTCAGTGGCAGTACGGTCGACATCCCGCGCGTCAAGGTCCCGGCGGGGGTCGATGGGGCGTCGATCCGCTACAGGCGCTGCACCATCACCACCACGACCGGCACCGCGGCCGGCGATCTCCTCTACTTCTTCCCGATGAAGCGGGACGATCGCCTGATCGAGTTGCTGATCTCGACACCAGGAGACGGTGGCACCACGCTGACTCTGGACATCGGCCTCTACGCCACGGCGGAGGAGGGCGGCGCGCTCATCGACCAGGATCTCTTCTTCGACGACGACTTGGTGCTTACGACACTGCGGCAGCGTGTCGATGTGATGATCTCGTCGTTCATCGACGACTGGGATCGTGGGTTGTCGATATGGGAGCTGGCGAATACTGGAAGCGCCTCCTACGCCAACGCGCAGGAGGCTCCGGCGATGTTCGACATCGTGGGGATCATCCGCGCGGAGTCTGCGACCGCAGGCGTCGAAATCGTTCTGGAGGCGTTGTTCACCTCGGCTGGGAAGTGATTGAGGGGACGGGGCGCCCCGACACTACACAGGGGGTGGCGAAGGGGCGCCTCTGACCTTCGGAGGACCCCATGGCATCGACTCCTTCAGAGACCTCGATCGCGAATGCCGCGCTCGTACTCCTCGGCGAGAGGACCATCAACTCGCTCGAGGAATCGTCGAAGACTGCGAGACTGCTGAAAGAGCGGTTCGACGAAGTCCGCGACGAAGAGCTGCGCCGGCATCCCTGGAACTTCGCCACCAAGCGCGCGTCCCTCGCGGCTGACGCCACGGCGCCTCTCTGGGGCTTCGACAACGCCTTCACGATGCCGGTGGACTGCCTGCGGGTGCTCGAACTCGACAACCCCGCGCGCTACCCCTACCGGATCGAGGGGCGGAAGATCATCACCGACATCGGTGCGCCGCTCAACGTCGAGTACACGTCCCAGGTCACCGACCCGATGCAGATGGACGTGATGTTCCGCCAGTCGTTCGCGGCGGCCCTCGCGGCAGATGTGGCCGAGGCGGTAACCGGCAGCACCACCAAGGTCGCCGCCATGATCGACATCCGTGACAAGAAGTGGAAGGCATCGAGGACCCCGGACGGCCAGGAGCACTCGCCGCGGCGTATCGAGGCCTCCGAGTGGCTCGACTCGCGCGAGGAGGCTGGCTACCTGAACCGCGTCCCGACCGGAGAAGGCACCCCGCTGTGAAGGGTCGCATCATCCGGGACCTGATGGGGATCGTGGCCGACTTCGTCCACGTCTGCCCGGAAGGCGGCTACCTCTTCGACGACCGCCTCATCGCGGATGCCTACCACCGCGACAACATGTGGTTCCTCGCCTGGTTCATCGAGGTGTTCGTCACCGACGCGGCCGAGAAGCGCCGGCTCATCGGTGCCCTGGGCGGCGTGGACGGGTTCTTTCAGGAACTCGCCGCCTACCACAAGGACACGACCGGAGAGCCGCTGCTGATCCCGCCCGAGGTGGTGGACGCGCTGAAGCGCCGGATTCTCGCCGGCTACTTCCCGGGTGTCGACGAGATCGTGGCCCAGGCGAAGTACGGGCCGATCCTTGGCGCGCAGAGGGCGCTGAAGCAGTACATGGAGGCCTCCGCGTGGCGGATGAGATCCGGCTCGTAAAGATCGAGCGCATCCAGCACCGCCGGAACCGGACTGGGATCGTGTTCTGCATCTTCCTGCACCCGCTCACGCCGAGGCTCCGGACGGACGGCGGCGTGGTCATCGTGCCGACGCCCTCGCAGAATCTCCCCGGCGAGGTATTGGCACAGCAGCTCATCCCCCAGGCCCAGATCACCGACATCGACGCGGGGGCGCTCGCGTGGGAAGAGATGACCGTCAGGGTCACGGCCGCTGACCTCCAGAGCCTCCCCGCCATCGTCCCGAAGTTGAAGATCGCCTACCAGGCCTCCGACCTCGTCCGCGAGCTACGCCGCCGGTACAAGCACACCGGGAAGGCGTGGGATGCTCCCTGATGGCGTGGGAAACGACATGGACGCTTCACCCGGAGCTTGAAGAGGGCGACTACATCCCGCTCGTCTCGCTGCTCCCCTACGAGGTGGCGCACGTCCAGGTGGAGCGGACCGACGCGGGCACCACGGACTCGTTCAAGGTGTTCGCCGAGGCCTCGATCGACAACGGCGTCACGGTCGACACGGAGCCTCTCGTGGAGTTCGAGATCGAGCCGTCCCCGAGTGCTGACGTGGTCTCGTTCTTCGTCATGGGCCCGCCCTTCTTCCGCGTGGGGATGACGAAGGTCGGCTCTACGGACACGATCACGGTGAAGGTGCGGACGCGGAAGAACGGTGGGATCGCGGCGTGAGCCAGGCGCTTCCCGTCAACCGATTGCCGCCGCGAGGCTTCTGGGGGCCGCCGCCCGTGCAGCACCAGTGGGTGCGGCGCGACCTGGCCTTCCTGATGCACTTCGACGAGGCCCACCCCACCGGGGCGTCGAACCAGGGCTACAGGGAAATGGTCAGCGGCGGCGTCATGGCGTCGACACTCGGCGGCGGCACCGACATCCGCACGGCCAGCACGCCTCACGGCCGCGCCCTGCGCATGGACCTCCCGGACGTTGCGACTTCCCCTTCGGCTCACCTGCGGAACCTCTTCGGCGTGGCCTTCCCGAAGCTCGCCGGCATCCACCAGGGATTCACGATCTTCATGGTGCATCGCTACACGCACCAGAACAGCAACGACGTGGGTCAGATCCTGGGGCTCGAACGCACGGCCGGCGCGCAGAGCCGCTGGATGTACATCAAGGGCCCGTCCTCGGCGCAGTTCAAGATCATCATCAACGGCGCCACGCAGACGATGGGGATATCCTCGCGCTGGATCAAGTACCACGCCGAGCCCTCCGCCATCGCCTTCGTGCAGGACACCGCCGCCGGGGTCCACCGCATCTACTTCGATGGCGGCTTCGTGGGAGAGGTGGGCTCGCTGACCCCGCTCGACATCACCGGGATCGTGCGGATTGGCGACGCGTCCCGGAAGCAGAACCTCGTGGCCTCGGGCTACTTCAACCTGATCGGCATGGCGACCCGGGCATGGACCGGAAACGAGGTGGCCGCCTGGTCTCGAGATCCCTACGGCTTCCTGAACCCCGGCTGGGTGCCGCCTCAGGAGATCCCCGCGCCGGCCGATGCCGTGGTCACGGTGGGCGATCTCCGGATGCCCTCCGAGACCTCGATCGCCAACGGGGCGCTCATCGCGCTGGGCGAGCGGCGGATCAACTCGCTGAACGATTCCAGCCGCGCGGCACAGATCCTCTCGGGCCTCTTCGGCGATACCCGCGATGAGCTACTCCGGGCGCTGCCATGGCGGTTCGCGACGAAGCGGGTGCAACTCGAGGCGGATGCGACCGACCCCATATGGGGCTTCGCGAGCGCCTTCACCCTGCCGGCCGACTGCATCCGCGTGATGGATGTCGACAACCCCTATAATTGGCCCTGGAAGGTGGAGGGGAAGAAGATCGTGACCCAGAGCCCGTCCCCGATCCGGGTCGAGTACACGGCCCGCATCGAGGACCCGATCCAGATGGATTCGCTCTTCCGGCAGACGCTCTCTGCCGGCCTAGCCGTCAACGCGGCCGAGGCCTTTACGTCCGACACCGACAAACTCTCACAGGTGCTGGTGAAGTTCGCGAAGCTCTTCGATAGCGCCAAGGTCGCCAACGGCCAGGAGAACGACACGCCCGAAGCCCAGCCCGGAGAGTGGGAGCGGTGGCGTGGTCGTGAGGGCCGGAACTGATGCCGCGGCTGGCACCCATCCAAGAGAGCTTCAACGCTGGCGAGTGGTCGCCGCGGATGCTCGGCCGCACCGACATCTCGAAGTACGCCTCGGCTGCGGCACGGCTCAAGAACTACCAGATCACCCCACAGGGCGCGGCGATGGTCCGGCCTGGCGGGCGCTACGTCGCAGAGCAGGCCAACTCAGCGCTTGCCGGCCGCCTCATCCCCTTCGTCTTCAGCGATGAGCAGGCCTACGTCTTGCTCTTCGAGCACCTCCAGATCCGCATCTTCCGCAACGAGGGCGAGCTGATCGAGCAGACGATCCCGGGTTTCCGCGCCGGTAGCGGCGTCGACATCCACTCGGAGCAGTGGACGATCCCCGGCGGCAGCTCGCACAGCTACTCGGATGGCGCTGGCCCGGTGCGGATCAGCACCGATGACACCCTGCCCACCGGCATCGACGCCCTGGACGACTACTTCATCATCCTTCCGCCTACGCGCGTCTTTCACCACGGCGACGTGGAGGCGACCGCAGCGAACACGATCGACATGGTCGACCACGGCTACAGCGACCAGATGGGGCCCTTCCATCTCACGACCAGCGTGGCGCTGCCGCCGGGGCTCACCCCCGACACCGACTACTACATCATCAAGGTCGACGACGACTCCTTCCAGTTGGAGACCTCGGTGGGCAACGGCGCGGAGACGATCACCGGGGTCGGGGTCGGAACGCACACACTGGCTCCGACGAACGAGTACGTCCGGACGAAGTTTCGCCTCGGCCACACCGCCACCGGACCCATCGTGCAACTCCAGAGCACTGGGCAGGGCACGCACACGCTGACGCCGCAGAGCCCGAGCGCTCTGCTGATCGCCTCGCCGTTCACGAGCGCAGACCTATCGGGCATCGGCTTCGCGCAGTCCGCGGATGTTCTCTACCTCGTCCACCGGAACCACCCACCGCAGAAGCTCGAACGCTTCGCGGCGGGAGCTTTCCAGATCAACCCACTCAACTTCATCGACGGCCCCTACCTAGCCGAGAACGTGTCCGCTGTGACGATCACCCCGAGCAGCCTGACGGGAACCGCCGTTCTGACCGCCTCGGAGACGCTCTTCGATCAACTCGATGTGGGGCGGCTCATCCGGATCGAAAACGACCCCGCCCCCACTCCGCAGTTCGGATACGCGCAGATCACCTCCGTCAACCCGGTGACCTTCCTCGACGCCGCCGTGGAGACCGAGACCTTCCTCGCCGCAGCTATCAACACCGCTACGGACGAGATCACCATCACGACCCACACGCTGGAGACCGGCGAGTTGGTCACGTTCGATGCCGCCACCACAAACATGAGCATCGACGGATCCCCGATCACGCCGCAGGACCCGTACTACGTCCGCGTGATCGACGCGAACACGATCTCTCTGCACCCCACCGAGGCGGATGCGTCAGCCAACACGAACAAGGAAGACATCACCGCCATCGGCGTGGGACCGTTCACGCTGACGAGCAGCCGGATCACCATCGCCGGCCACGGCTATTCGGGCGGCGAGGGGCCGCTCCAGGCCTCCTCGACCGTCCTGCTCCCGACCTTCGGCGGCACGGCGCCGGTGGCGACCCAGCAGTATTGGATTGTCGAGCACGACGCGGACACCTTCTCCCTCGCCTTCGCCGCCACCGGGCCCCCGCAGCACATCTCGGCAGCCACGGCCGGAGGCACGCACAGTCTCGGCGGTGGGAATCTGCCCTCGAAGACTTGCACGGCGACGGTCAAGGCGGCCTTCAAGGACACCACCGCCACTACGGTCTGGCGCTTCTGGTCGTGGGGCGACTCGCCGGATCTGGGCTACCCCCGCGCGGTCGCCTTTCAGGAGCAGCGCCTCTGGTTCACCAGCAACCCCGGCGCGCCGCAGACCATCTACGCCAGCAAGAGCGCCGACTTCGAGGGCTTCAGCCCCACGGGCGACGTGACCGGCGAGGTGGCAGATCTCGACGACTCGGTGGACGACGACAACGCGATCGTCTTCACGATCGGCGCCACCCAGGTCAACGTCATCCAATGGCTGACGCCGGTCCGCACGCTGCTGATGGGCACGACCGGGTCCAACTGGACCGCGGCGGCTGCGCTCGTCAGTGAGGCAATCAGTCCGACGAACCTCCAGGTGCGCCGCTCGGGAGCCCACGGCAGCGCCCCGCTGCACCCGATCGTGGTGGACGACCGGGTCCTCTACGTCTCCGACACGCGGCTCAAGCTCTTCACGCTGGGGTACAGCTTCGATGCCGACGCCTACCTCTCGGAGGATCTGACGCTCCTGGCCGAGCACATCACCCGGAGCGGGATCATCGACATCGACTTCGCCCACGAGCCGTGGTCGACGGCATGGTGCCCCCGCGCGGACGGCCACATCGCAGCGCTCACGATCGTCCGAAACCAGGAGATCCTGGGCTGGGCCGAGCACGAGATTGGCGGCAGCTACGTCGCGGCCTACGGGCTCACGATCGACTCGGTGGACATCACCGCGAACACGCTACGGACTACGACCGACCACGCGCTCACTACGGGCGACCGGATCCGATTCCTGGGTGCCACGCTACCGCCGCCGCTGGTCGAGCACCGCGACTACTACGTCCGGGTGGCCGACGCAGACGACCTCTCGATCCACGCGACCGAGGAGGACGCGACCGAGGACCAGAGCCGGATCTCGCTCACCGCCACGGGCACGGGGACGCTCGGGCCGGCATCGGCCGCGGTGGTCGAGAGCGTCGCTGTCATCCCCTCGCCGGATGGCGATGCCTCGGCAGTGGGGCGTGTCAACCGCAGCCACGATCAGGTCTGGCTGCTGGTGAAGCGGACCGTGAACGGCGCCGTGAAGCGCTACGTCGAGTTCGTCGAGGACCACTTCGAGGACGACGAGGACCCCACCGACGCCTTCTACTTGGACGCCGGAATCACCTACAACAGCACGGCCACGACTTCGATCTCGGGCCTCACGCACCTGGCCGGCGAGACCGTGAACGTGTTGGCTGATGGCGTGGCGCTCTTCGATCAGGTGGTGAGTACGGCTGGCGTCCTGACCCTCGCCAACGCCGCCTCGCTCGTCCACATCGGATATGGGTACAACGCCGACATCGGCTCCCTGCGGCTGGCGCTGCCGGACCCCGAGGGCACCTCCCAGGCCAAGCTCGGCCGGATCGACCACCTCGTACTGCGGCTCCACGCGAGCATGGGGGGCCAGTTTGGGCCCGACGCGGCGCACCTCGAAGATCTCGACCTGACCGATCCCGACCAGCTCCTCGACGAGGTGCCCGCACCCTTCACGGGCGACATCGAGGTGGCCTTTGACGGCCCCTGGGAGACCGAGGCCAGCTTCTTCATCCGCCAGAACCACCCGCTGCCCTTCACCGTGCTCGCGGTGCTACCCGTTCTCCAGAAGAGCGGGCGGGGAGACCGGGCATGAGGATGGTCATCGCCAGACAGCACCACCTCCAGCAGGTGAAGGTCCCGGATCTGGACGAGCTTGAGCGGCAGCAGTCCGTGGAGGCCGTCGCCCAGGAGCCTTTCGCGAAGCAGATCCTCGCCCAGTACGCGCGGTCGCTCGAGCACGGGGGCGAGGTGATGGCCGTTTTCGGGGTCTGGCCGCTCTGGGCGGGCGTAGGGCGCTCCTGGTCGATGATCTCGGAGGACTGCCGGCGCCACTTCGGGAAGACGCTCTACAAGAGCGTGAAGGGACGCCTCGAGTACATCGAGCAGCGGGACGGGATGCACCGGATCGAGGCCATCGTGAGGGTCGGCCACCCCACCGCCCATTCGTGGATCCGCCATCTGGGCTTCAAGCGCGAGGGTCTGATGGTGAACTACGGTCCCGGGGGGATCGGTGACTCACACCTCTACGCGAGGACGCGGCCATGAGCACAGGCACCGGAGCCGGAATCGCGGGGGTGGGCCAGGCTGCCGGGCAGATCGGCGCCGGGTTCGCGGCCAAGCGCCAGGCGGAGAAGAACGCGGATTTGCTCGAGGAGCTCGGGATCCTCGCCGCAGCCGATGAACTCCGCGCCGGCAAGAAGCTCGTGGGCACCCAGCGCGCCGCCATGGCGGCCAGCGGCGGCGACCCGAACGAGGGCACGTTCATCGACATCCAGGCCGAGACGGCGAGCAAGGCCGCGAGGAGCGCGCTGCGGGCCAAGTTCGCCTTCGATTCCGCGGCCTTCGCGCAGGAGGAGGCTGGCCGCGCGGCGCTCATCGCTGGGATCGTGGGAGGCGCGGGGACGCTCCTCGGCACCGCCACGTCGGTCCTCGGGCAGCCCCAGGCGGGCTCCACCGGGTTCTCGGGCGGCACCACCCGCCAGGTCGGCGCCTTCTCGCGCAACAACTCCGCGGGCGGACCTGGCCCGTCGGCCTTCACGGGGTTTGCCTGATGCCGAAGGTTCCCGGTAGCGGCGCCGTCAGCCGGCTCGGCATCCCGGCCCTCCCCAGCCCCGCTGCTGCGGCGGCCCCCGGGCAGGCAGCGGCTCGAGCACTGGAGCCGATCCGGCGGGACCTGGCGCAGCGGGACGAAGAGAGCGCCAAGCGTCGCGAGCGCGAGCTGCTCGTGGAGCAGGAGAAGACGCGGAAGCGGCGGCAGAGCACGCAGTTCAACCAGGCGGAGTCCGACTTCGTGTCGGTGCTCAACACCACGAACACGGAGTTTCTGAACCGCACCGATTTCGAGAGCTACCCGGACGAGCACGACGCCGCGGTGGAGGAGGTCATCGAGACCCAGGCGGCACAGATCGCAGATCCCGAGGTCCGCGAGGCCTTCGTCGCCTCGGCGACGCGCATGTCCCAGCGGCAGTCGCGCCAGTTCCGCGTCCAGGCGGCCGGGCAGGAGAGCGAGAACATCGCTGTCGTCCGCGGGTCGCTCAAGGACCAGTTCGCCGCCCAGTTCGGTCTCGCCCCGGACAACGCCAGCCGCTCCGAAGTCATCTCCGACTTCATGGACATGATGATCGAGGCGAAGGAGCAGGGGACGATCTCCGAGTCTGACTTCACCAAGGAGGTCGACGAGTGGAACCAGGACATCGCTGGCGCGTACATCCGGCGCCTGAAGAACGAGAACCCCACCGAGGCACTGCGCCAACTGGCGGATCCAAACCACGGCATCCTGAAGGTTCTCCCCGGCGACGAGCGCGAGTTCATGGAGGAATCGATTCGAACGGAGCTGCGCCTGGGAGTCACCGAGGCCCGCTTGCAGCGCCGAGAGGCCGAAGACCGCGCCGTGAACGCCGCCACGAACAAAGTCGTTGCGGGTGAGATGACACCGGACGAGATCATCCGCGACACGACGATCCCCGGGTCTTCCAAGCCTGGGCTCATCACGTTGGCGAGGAATGTTGCCGAAGGACGCGATGTCAATGCGCCCGACTGGGACAAGATCAACGCGCTGGAGAGCAGGGTCAGCGCAACCATCCGCGGCGAAGACACCCTCACCGTTGCGAACATCTGGGATCAAGTCGGTCACGGCATCCCGGTGGACCGTGGCATCGCGGCCGAGGAACGCCTTCGACGTGGCCCGACGCTCTCTCGTGAGGAGCGGATCGTCGAGGACACGATGGACATCCTGCTGGCGTCGACCATGACCGCGATCACGCGCCCGGACCTTGGCCCCGTGCATCCGATCCTGAAGCAGCGCGCGGCCGAATGGAGCATCCACGTCCGAGCGAAGGTGAGAAACGCACAGGCCGAGGGCGCCGACCCGATGGCTGGGATGCTCCTGCCGGGGTCTAGCGACTACATCGTCCGCGAGATCGACCCGTTCCGCATGACGCAGATGGAGCGACTCAAGCTATTCGAGGTCGACGCCGAGGAGGATCTCTTCCCGCTGATCGAGATCCCGAAGACGCGCCAGCGCGAGCCCGCAGAGACGACGGAAGCATTCGAGGCGGCCGAGTTGGTCGGCCCCTTGGACAAGCTGAAGGCACCCAGGCCTCCCCCGGCTGTGCGCGAGTTCAGCAACGAAGATCCGAGGAGTGCGTTCGAGCGTGGGCTGGGACTCGAAGAGCCCATCGAACTCCCGTCCGCCGATGAAGTGCTTGGGAAGGTGCTGCGGCTCGAAGGGGTGGAGCCTCTCGATCCGGCCGCCGAGTTCGAGAAGATTACCGGCAAGACGCCGGGCAAGTTCCTCAAGGGCCTGCTCGCCGGGGATGACGAGTAATGGGTGCCGCTGGCGCCCTGAAGATGGAGCAGTTTCGCGCTGCCGGGTTCAGCGATGACGAGATTCTTCGCTGGCGGAATCGGCGTGCGAGGCGGCTGCGCAGCGCTGGCTTCAGCAATCGCGAGGTGAGCGACCACTTCGGCGTCCCTGACCCGAACCTCGGATCCTACGATGAGGCCGCGCGGCGCTACGCCTCGAGCCGTCCGCAGGAGGAGATAGACAGCATCGGCTTCGTGCGGTCGCTCGAGCTGGGCTTCCAGCAGTCGGTGTCGGGATTGCTGATGCGTGGCGGCCTGCCCGAGTCCGCACTCTCCGAGGACGCTCCGCGTGCCGACCGGATCGCTTCGCAGATCGGAACGCTCGCTGGAGACCTCCCCGCCATGGTCGCGGGCTTCGCCATCGGCGGTGGCCCCACCGGGTTCGGGGCGGTGACCGGGACCGCCGCGGCCTTCGCCCTCCCGGCTGGCATCCGCCAGGTGCTGATGGACCGCTACGCAGACGGCGAGGCGCAGGACTTCGAGGAGTTCTGGGACCGCTTCACCGCTGCCTTCATGGCAGCCGGCAAGGGCTACGCGACGGGGGCCGCGGTGGGGGCGGTGAGTGCCTTCGGCGCCGCTAGGGCAATCCCCGCAGCCATCACCACGGCAGGTGAGATCGGCGCCATGGTGGGCATCGGGTCTGCGCTCGAGGGCCACGTCCCGGGTGCTGACGAGTTCATCGACGCGGCCATCCTGATCGGCGGCTTCAAGGCTGTGCCTGGCACCGTCCGCACCATCCGGGCAGGTGGCACGAACCTGAAGCCTGCGGTGAAGGAGACGGCCGCCAAGCTCCGGAACATCTACGCGCGCACCGGCAAGCGCCCCGCCGAGGTGATCGAAGAGGCGGTTCGGGATCCTTCGATCAAGGAGGACGTGCTCTCCACGAACCACGAGATCCCGCGCGCCGTGAAGCCCCTGGCCGAGCGGGAGGTGGACCCGGTGCTCGAGCGCGCCGCCGAGGTCGTGGCCGAGAAGCAGGCCGCTACCCGGACGGTGATCCAGCGCGAGTTGAAGGTCAGCGCCGCAGAGGCCGACCGGATCCTCGGCAGGCTCGAGGAGTTCGAGATCGTCGGCCCGAAGCCCGAGGCCCACCTGGCAAAGACGCGCGACGTGCTGGTCGACTCGGCCGAGTCTGCCGTCACTCGCATCCGCGAGCGCGGTGGGGTGAAGGCCGAGCGGGCCGAGGCCGAGGTGAAGGCGGAGGCCAAGGCCGCCGAGAAGCCCGATGTCGCAGAGGTCGAGAAGTCCATCCAGGAGATGAACGAGACGCGGGACGCACTCGGCAAGGCGCGGGAGGAGGTGGCGCGGATCAAGGCGACTGCGGCGAAGAAGCTCGTAGAGAACGGCGAGATCGGGAACGAGGCCGTCGCCAAGGGCACAGGCCTGAAGGTCAAGACGAAGAAGGAAGCCCTCGCCGCCGCCGAGAAAGAAGTGACGGACCTGGGAATCCGGCTGGGCGAGGAGGAGCTGGCCGTCGGCTCCGCGCAGCGAGCACCCGGTGAGCGGGGGCTGCCGGGAGGCGAAGGCAAGAGGCCTCTGCGCGAGAGCATCTCCGATGCTGAGAGAGCCGAGTTGCTGGAGAAACTCCAGAACGCCCAGAGGTCGCTCGACAACATCACCAGCCCCGCTGACCAAGCGGCTGCTGCTGCGTCCCTGGAGAGCGCCGCCTCCAAACTTCGCGAGGCTGCTCCCGGCAGGCCTGATGCTGGTGGCGGTGCCGGAGGACGAGCGCCCGGCGAGCCGCCCAAGCCGCCGCCCGGCGAGCCGCCGAGGGCCGAGGCCCCCGCCCCGCCGCCCGAGCCGCCGAAGACTCCGCTGGAAGAGTCCGTCGCCGCAGTCAACGCCCGGATCGTCACCGAGAAGGTGGGTGGGCTACAGGCACTGCGCGATCGCTTCGAGGGCTGGAGTCTCGATCGCTGGTACACGGACTGGGTCGACAAGCTG